ATGCCGCGCCTGCCGGATTTCCACAAATATCCGCAGGAAGCTACCCGTCATCCGGGTGCTTGCTACGTAGCGCGATAGCGCTGCGCGCGCCTCTGCGCCTCTGCGCTGTGCATCCGCCCAATCCTTACCCCCTGTAGGGCTGGAGCCTTGTGCATTCGCCCAACCAAACTGCCCGCGCAATGTTGCCCGCAGCTTGGATAAGCGCAAATGAGCATGACCGCCGCCGAACTCCTCGAGGCCGCCCTGGACGGGACGCTTCAGGACGATGACGCCCCCGCCGAGCAGCCGGACGCCAGCACCGAAGGCGTGCCCGCTGCCGCCTCTGCCGACGAAGGCCAGACCGAAACGCAGGACGCCAGCACCGAGACGGAAGTCGAGGGCGCGCCGATCCTCTCCAAGTCCGGCGCCTACACGATCCCCTACGAGAAGCTGGCCGAGGCCCGCGAAGCCCGCAAGGCCGCGCAGGACCGCATCGCGCAGCTCGAGCAGCAGGTAGCCGAGCTGACCAGCGCCCAGCAGCGAAACCTCGCCGCCGTGCAGGCCGACGCGCAGGACCGCGCGAACGCCGGGCAGGCGCAGACCGCGACCGACGCGAACCTCGCCGTCGCCACGAAGGCGATGACCGAGGGCGTCGATCTGTCGATTTTCGGCGACTTCTCCGAAGAGGACTTGGCAAAGGGCGTGGCCGAGCTCAATCGCCGCGCGATGGAGACCGTTCGTGCCGAGCTGCACGACACCATCCGCCGTGAGCTCGCCCCCCTTCGCGCGCAGGAAGCCAAGACGGCGACCGCCTCCCACTACGACGCGATCTACGCCGCCCACAAGGACGCGGACGAGATTGTCGAGTCGGCCGAGTTCGCCGCGTGGCGCGACAACCTGCCCGCGTTCGCCAAGGCCGGCGTCGAGCGCGCACTGACCAAGGGCGAAGCGAAAGACGTGATCGAGGTCTTCGACGCCTTCCGCGCCACCAAGCCGCCGCAACCCAACCCCAGCACCGCACGCACCGCGCCGGAGGCGCCTGTCCGCCGTGTGCCGAACTCCCTGTCCGAAGTGCCCGGAGCGGCGCCCATGGACGAAACGCAGCAGACCCTCGCCGCAGCCGGCAACACATCCGCCTTGCTCGACCGCATGGCCGCGATGACCCAAGAGCAACGCGACGCCCTGCTGGACAACCTCATCTGAATCCATAGGAGTCATCGAACATGACCACCAAGACCAACGTCCCGGCTTCCGCCGCGGATAAGCAGCGCGTCCTCGCCGCGGGCCTCTTTGCCCAGGCGATGCAGCGCAACAGCACCATGGGCCGCCTGTCCGGCCCCATGCCCAAGGGCGAGGCCGCAGCCGGTGAAGTCGTGCGCAAACAGACCAGCACCGATCTGCCGATCGTCAAGACCATGGACCTGTCGCGCGGCAAGGGCGATGAGGTCGAGTTCCAGTTCCTGCAGCCTGTTGGCGCCTACCCGATCATGGGCAGCGAGACCGCCGAGGGCAAGGGCACCGGGCTGAGCTACGACACCGCCCGCGTACGCGTCAATCAGGCGCGCTTCCCGGTCGATCTCGGCGACACCATGACGAGCATCCGCTCGGCCGTGGATTTCCGCCGCCTGGGCCGCCCGGTCGCGCAGTCGCTGATGGACAGCTACATGGACCAGTCCCTGCTGGTGCACATGGCCGGCGCGCGAGGCTTCCATGACAACATCGAGTGGCGCATTCCGGTCGCCGCCAACCCGAAGTTTGCCGCCATGGCGGTGAACCCGGTCAAGGCGCCGACCAAGAACCGCCACTTCATTGCCGACGGCACCAACGGCATCATCCCGTTCGCGCTCTCGGGTGCGGATGTGGACATTGCGACCACCGACGTTCTGAGCATGGACGTGGTGGATGCGATCCGCACGACCATGGAGTCGATCGCCCTGCCGCCGCCGGCCGTCAAGATCCCCGGGGACGTGGTGGCCGAAGACTCGCCGCTGCGCGTGCTGCTGGTCTCCCCGGCGCAGTACCACTCGTTCGCTCAAGACCCGAACTTCCGCCAGTTCCAGGCCAACGCCCTGGCGCGCGCGAGCAAGGCCAAGCAGCACCCGCTGTTCCTGGGCGAGTGCGGGCTGTGGAACGGCGTCCTCATCATGAAGATGCCCAAGCCGATCCGCTTCTACGCG